CTATTTCCGGTTTTGCTTCTGAACGAGCTCGGTGCGCAGGCCACCGATCGCCTGCATGACGCGATCCAGCGCGGCGCGGATTTCGGCCTGAAACTGGCGATCTTCGATGCGGCGCTCGTCAATGACGCGCTCGACAAAAGTGAGGCGCGCCTCATGCCCGGCCAGCGCGACCCGGAACTCGGCGCGCTGCATATCGAGATCGCCGCGCAAGCTCATATAGCCACCGACGATCCCGCCCCCGACCGTGGTGACGACAATCAGCGCCTGCAGCAGGTGTCCGAGATTGATGTCGGGCGTGAAGTGCGGGTGGATCATCGCGCCAAGCCAAGCCGAGATTCCGCCGGAGGCATCCGGCGACCGCTCCTGCGTTGCGTTCGTCTCAGGTGAATTCACAGCGTGCCCCGGAGGGTCGAGGGAGGTTGGCGAGCGTCGCGTTGGGCGAGGTGGGTGCGATGATCGTCACCCATCGCCCGATTGTCAGCACGCGCCGCCACTGCCGAGGTAAAGCGTCGATCCGTTGACGCAGAGCGGCTGGCCGCCGCTGCCGCTTGCTTGGATGTTTAAGGTCGAGGTGGCGAGATGGCCGCTCGAATCGGTCTCCATGACCGTGTTGGGGCCGGAATTGCCGACCGGCGAACCGGTGCTCAGCACAGTGCCGCTGGAGCCGCTCCAGCGCGCCGCATAGCCGTCGGTCGAGCTGCCCGGCCCGGTCAGGGCGGTCGCCGGTAGCGTGGTGACATCGAGGCGGCCGCTCGAATCGGTTTCCATGACCGTGTTGGCACCGGAATTGCCGACCGGGTGGCCGGTCGCCAGCAGCGTCCCGCTGGCGCCGCTCCAGGTCGGGACCCATCCGGCGGTCGACGAGCCGGGGCCACTGACATTGCCGCCGCCGGTCCCGGCCATGCCAAGCGCGCCCGCGGTCTGCGGCGACACCGCGATTACCCGAAAGTTGCCGCTATTGTCGTATTCGACGCTGAGGAACTCGTAATTGCCGGCTGCGGTCGTCACCGTGGACACCGCGTGGCCGGCCGGGTAGAGGATCTGACCGCCGGAGGTGGGGTTGACCTGGACCGTCGCCTGGTGGCCGTTATCGTTGACGACGGTGACGTGCCAGCCGCTCGGCAGCGTGCCGGCATTGCCCGGCAAGGTGAGGGTAAACGTGCCGCCCGCGTTGTAGGCCGAGAACACCGACCCACTGTCGTTCGGCACCGCGGTGTAGCTGCTGACCGAGGGATAGCGCCAATAATCGTTGGCGCTGATCAGCTGCGCCTGCGCCGCCGGGCAGCCAAGGCCGGCGAATATTAGAGCGCAGATGAAAACGAGGATGCGCATCATGGCGAGGGCACCGTACCAATGCGGCTTCCCGGCAGCGCCGCGGTCGTCAGCACGCGCCGGCGCTGCCGAGGTAAAGCGTCGATCCGTTGGCGCAGAGCTTCCGGCCGCCGCTGCCGCTGGCTTGGATGTTCAGGGTCGAGGTGGCGAGATGGCCGCTCGAATCGGTCTCCATGACCGTGTTGGCGCCGATGTTGCCGACCGGCGAGCCGGCCGCCAGCACCGTGCCGCTGGTGCCGCTCCAGCGCGCCGCATAACCGTCGGTCGAGCTGCCCGGCCCGGTGACGGCGGTCGCCGGCAGTGTAGTGACATCAAGGCGGCCACTCGAATCGGTCTCCATGACCGTGCTGGCGCCGGCGTTACTGACCGGGTGGCCGGTCGCCAGAACCGTGCCGCTGGCGCCGCTCCAGGCCGGTGCCCAGCCGTCGGTCGAGGAGCCGGGGCCGCTGACATTGCCACCGCCGGCCCCGGAGACGCCGAGCATGGCTGCGGTCCGTGGTGACAGTGCGGTCACCCGGAAGTTGCCGCTATTGTCGTGTTCCAGGCGGATGAACTCGTAATTGCCGGCCGCGGTGGTCACCGCCGACACCGCATTGGCGGCCGGGTAGAGAATCAGCCCGCCGGATGTGGCGTTGACCTGGACCGTCACTTGGTTGCCGTTGTCGTTGACGACGGTGACGTGCCAGCCGCTCGGCAGCGTGCCGGCATTGGGTGGCAAGGTGAGGGTAAACGTGCCGCCAGCGTTGTAGGACGAAAACACCGACCCGCTGTCGTTCGGCACCGCCGTGTAGTTGGCCTGCGCCCGCGCCGCCGGACAATCCAAGCAGGCGATCGCCAGAGCGCAGATAAAGGCGAGGGCAGGGGCTGGTCGACGATTCGCAGTCTGCCGCCCGGAAATGCGCCTCGCAAAGCGCGGCGCCCAGCCGCGGTTGGGCAGCGAGGGAAATACCGCCAGGGCCATGGTCCAACTTCTCCGATCGGGAGCACCCGATATTCTCAGCATGTGTGCGGCGGCGACGGCACCGTGCCGGTCTGCGGGATGGTGAAGCCGGGCGGCCCCCAGAATCCTGCCGTACCCCATGCACTCGGTTGCGCCGGGAAATTCACCGGCGAGCTGTAGACCGGGCTGCTGCTCGGCAGCGTGTATTCCCAGCCACAGGTGAAGTTCGGGTTCGCGGTTTGCGGGTTGCTGTCGTTGCCGATCGAGCCCGTAGTCGTGAGCGCGCCGCTTGAGCCGTAGTTGTAGTAGTCATTCGGCCCGAGGGTCCACGTTCCGCACGGTCCGGAATTGCAGTTAAAGCCGCCGCCGGTTCCGCTCGTTAGGTTTGCGACAACGAGGCCGTTCGTCCAGGTGTTGCCGGTCATCGTCCCGGAGATATACAGCGCGCCTTGTTGCGGCTGACCACTATCCCCCGTGAGATCAACTATGTTGCCGCCGCCGACATTGCTGCTGCCACCGTGGTTGTAGAACGCCGGATAGTGATTTGTGCCTCCACGACGGCAGATGTTTCCCGTGAAGGTGATGTTGTTGGTGAGATCATCCCAATAATAGCAAACCCCACCGCCGCCGGAGTAGACATCCGCGACATAGTTGTATTTCACCACAACACCGGTCTGCGGGTAGAAGGTCCCACCAATCCCGCCGTTGGTCCATTCGAGGTAAACCCCACCATTGTCGATCTGCGCCGTTATCACATTTTGAATATAATTGTAGGCGATCAGCAGGTTGTCGGCGCACCCCGTGGCGGTCGGATAAACCGCGATGCCGTGGCCGGTGGAGTTGACGATCTCGTTGTTGAGGATCTGCCCGCCCAGCGCGCAGTTCATAACGATCGAATAGGTTTGGCTGGCGGTGTTCGTGATGCCCTTGACCGCATTGTTCTTGATCACGGGCGCGCTACCGGAGGACTGTATCCCGGCGATCTGGAAATTCTCGAAGTAGAGGCCGTTGACGGTCAGGTTGGTCGCCGACGAGCAGAGCCCGACGCCCAGCCCGGTATTGGCAACTGCGCCCCCGTTGATGATCGCGGTTCCATATCCGTCAGGCGGATAGTACGACCAGGTTTCTCCGTTGTCGGAACTGGTGAGGTCGAGGGCGTCTCCTTGCGACGTACATGCCGTGCCGGCCGAGGCGGGCGTGTAGGTTCCCGCCCGGATGTAGCAGGTCTTGGTTGTGCCGGAGCCTTGCATCGCCGTCTGGCATTTGCCGAGAGTTGCGAAGGGAGCCGCCAGCGTGCCGGCGTTGCTGTCATTGCCGGTGGTCGCGACAAAGAAAGCGGGCACATTCGCCGAGGGAAAGCGCCAGTAATCGTTGGCGCCCAAAAGCTGCGCCCGCGCTGCTGGGCAGCCCAGTTCCACGAGCAATAGAGCGCAGCCAAAGGCGAGGAGGCGCGTCATGGCGAAAGTTTGGTGCCCGACAGGCTCCAGAAGACCGAAGCCAGGGTGGCGTCGGGTGATGCCGGGGCGACGATCGTCAGCACGTCGCCAACCGTAAAAGAGGTGGCGCTCGCCATCGTGAAGCTTGCGCTCGTCGCGCTCGCCGCAAACACCATCGTCCCGATGTTGCTGCCGTTCTTCTGGATGTTGTAGGTCGTTGTCGCCGTCGCCGCGGTCCCGGCCGCGCCCTGGCTGCCGTTGAGCCCGGCCGGGAAGCTCGCCGGCCGGGCGAAGATGTAGCGCTGCACGACCAGCGACGGCGTCGTCGGGCCGGTGTAGGAGCCCGATACGACCAGCGCGGCGCCGCCGGCGCCGGTCAGCGCGTGCGTGTAGGCGCTCACCCCGGCGAGGCTCTGCAGGGCCTGGCCGTAGGTGTTGAACGCCGGCAGCTTTACATAGATCGTCTGGCCGGCGAAGTTTGCGGGGTAGGCGTATTTGAACAGCGAGGGGTCGTTCGGGCCGAAGCGCGCGAAAGCGGCGCCGGTGGAATGGCTGCCGATCGGCGTCCCGTAGACCCCGCGCCGCAGGGTCGTCAGATTGTATTTGTAGGAAGCGGCGAGCGTCGCGGTCTGGTAGCTGACGAGTTCGCCGTCGCAATAGCACAGCGTCACGAAATTGTTCATGTCGGCCGAGGTGCCCGACAGCATCTGCCCCTGGCTCTGGGCGAGGTCGACGCTGAGCGTGTCGGTCGTGTCGGGGTCGGCATGGCTCGGCAGGCTCGCGGTCAGGACGCCCTGGCGCGCGCCCCTATAGATCGTGCCGGCCAGCGCATAGGTGCTGCCGTCCGATGACACCCAGACCTGGCAGCCGCCCCAGTTCGGGCTGTAGAAGGCGATCGTGTCGCCATTGCCAACCCCGCCGCCTGCGACATCGGCGCTCAGCGTCACCGAGGCGGTGGTCGCGCTCACGACGGTCGTGCCGGCCGGGATCGCCGCCGCGGTTGTCTGATCCTCGACGACGACACCGGTGACGACCGCGGTCGGCAGCGGACCCGCGAAATGCAGCACATTGCCCGAGGCGGTCGCCGCGTTGGTCGCCAGCGTTGCGGTGCCGCCCGAGGTGATCATCCAAATTTCGAGGGCGCCGCCCGACAATGCCGCCGGCGGCTCGAAAATGATTGGCGCGTTGCTGTTGCCGGGATCGACCAGCATGTCGGGGCCGGTCCCGGCGCTGGTCTGCCGCGTGTATTGCTGCGCGGTGCCGACCCCGATTGGGGTGATCGTTCCGGGCATCAGACGCCTTCGTTCACGGCGTCAACCCCGGAATTTCCTCGGCGGTGACGGTCAGCTCGCCGTTATCGTCTTCGTCGATCTGGGTGACGCGGACTGCGGTGTCGACGAGCCCCAGTGTCGCGTCGGTCAGCAGCACGATATCCATCGGCTCGATGAGCGAATAGCGCCAGCCGAGCTTCCATTTGTAGGTGTTGCGGACATAGGCCTTGCGCTGCAATTGCATCTGGGCCGAGATCTGGGCGCTCACCGCATTGGTGAACTGGTGGCCCTGTACCGATGGCTCGCTCCGCAGCCCATACTGGTCGATGAGGCCCTGGTCGAACACGGGCACGATCTGCGGGTTGTAGTTGTTGAAGCTGTCCATGTACTCGATGCTGAGCCAGTTGGTCGCCGCCGCCGGGTCGCTGCGGGTCAGCATCACCGGGTCGCTGCCGCCGCCGAAATCGAGGAAATCGGTATCGGTAAGGCTGTATTGCCAGGTCAGGTTTGGCGTCCAGGTCGCGCCGTTGCCGTCGAGCGGCTGGTCGCCATAGGGGACGACCTTCAACAGGCTTCCCGACCAGACGACCGCCGCGACGGTGAGCTGGGCGATCTCCTCGAGCCACCGCGCGCAGGGTTGCTGACGGTCCAAGAGCATCGACATCGCGATCAACGCCGCCTGACAGTAGTTGGCGAAGTCGGCGAGCGATCCTGAAATGTCGAGATTGCCCGACGGAAAGCCAGCGCCGTAGCGCGAATTGGTCAAAAGATCGGAAACGATAAAGGCCGGGTTGGTGTCGCCCGGAAAGCCGGGGCCGCATCCCGGAGTGCCGAACCCGAACCCGGTGATCTCGAACGAGATGTTCGGCAAGGCCGGGGTCGAGCCCAATTGCAGGGGCGTGCCGGTCGCATAGGCGGTGCCGGAATAGCCCAAGACCGGGGTGTTGGGATCGCTGCTTGCGAATACTGGGTCCGGATTTTGTCCGTCGATGCCGCCATAGACGTTGATCGGCAGGCCATTGATGCCGGCGACCGAGCCCGACGACCACACCCGGTTCTCCCGGATTGAGCCGTTCAAAAACCCATTCGGGGCGCCGATGAAGGCGATGTTGCCCTGGCAGATGCCAAACGCGACATCGACCGAATAATTGGCGCCCGAACCCTTCTTGCCGCCGGAGCCGCCAATCCCCTTGCCGCCCTTCGATGAACTGGTGCTGAAGCCCTGCTGGCCCCAGAACTCCAAGAGGTTGATCGAGACCCGGTGGCAGCCGTAGCAAAGCGGGACCGGGCTGCCGGCTTGGCTCGTGTTGTAGCGCAACGAGGCGAGCGTCGCCGACTTGAAGGCGTTCGAGAACGGCGTCGGACCGCCGCCCTTGCCGCCGGGAAAATCGCTGCCGTCAGGCATCGGATTGCGGCCCTATCCAGTCGTTGCGGTCTGGACAGGTCTCGGGGCATCGCGCCGCCGAGCGCAGGCAATCGAATAAGGTCCGGCCCATGTTGAGCGGGCAGAACGGCACCTCGGCGGCGCGGATCTCCCGCAGACGCGTCCGGATGAAATCGAAAGAGTCGGCCACCGGGCTGCTCATCCTCACTCCGGAAACGGCGTGAAAAACCGCACTGCGCGCCCCTTCAGCGGGAGCAAACTTGCATCGCCCCAGACGACCCCGACCGCCCAGTACGCATGGATGAGGCGCGGCCATTCGACGACGATCGCGCCGTGCGAGAAGGTCCGGCCGAAGCGGAACAATGCGATGTCGCCCCTCTCCGGCGGCCCCTCGATCTCGCGCGCATAGGCGATGAGGCCCTCCATGTAGCGCTCGGCATCGCGGTGCATGTGCCAGTCAGGCACGTAGAAGCCCGGCTCGATATGCGGCGCGACGCCGGCCTGCTCATAGACCTCGGCCAACAGCATCAGGCAGTCGACGCCGGCCCCCTTGACCCGCGCGGCGTGGTGGAACGGCGTCCCGATCCACGCCTCGGCGTCGGCGATGACGGCGGCGCGGCGGGGATCCTCGCCCGCCGCGCCTGATGTCACTGCCATGCCCCGCCGCCTATGCTCCGGAGGTACCGGGGCCGGTCGCCGAACGCGGCGCGATCGGCGGCAGCGCGCCGAAATGGTCAAGGCTGCGCATCGAGCAGGCGTGCGACACCTCGATGGCGTTGGCGAGCGCCTTTTCGGCATAGACCGCGATGCGGTCGCGCGAGACGTTGGCGCGCCGCAGATCGTCGAACATGTCGTAGGCGCCGGTCACCGAGGCCTCGAAATTGGTGTCCTCGTTGGCCGACTGCTTTTTGACGTTTTCCGAGACGCTCTGCAGCATCTGGTTGATCTTGGCGGTGACCTCGTTCATCGAGGTCGTGACCGCAGCGGCGACCGCTTGCGCTATGACCTGGGCGATGTTGTCGCCGGTGACGGCGCCGCTGGCGGTGCTGGTGACGGGGTCGCTCATGGTGAAACTCCTGGGGTTTTGCGTCGGGCTGGAGTCGTGCGCGCGCCGCCGATGCCCGACGGGGCCGGCGGCACAGATGTCAGCGACGCCGTCTGCGCGTCGGGTTGTTCGGCAGGCCGAGCGCAAAGGCAAATGCGGCGGCGACCAGCGCGATTATCAAAGCGATGATCGCGTTGCCGACATGCGGGTCGAACACGATCGCGATCGGGCGGGCCGGATTCATCGGCTTACACCGCAAATTCTGGCGGCGGGATGTAAGGAAAGCCCCCGAACCGTTGCAGGTTGTTGAAGACGTTGCTGCACGTCGCGGTCGTGTGGTCGCAGCCCGGCAGCACCGTAAAGGTGTCACCGACCGTGACCGGGAACAAAAATGCCTTGAAGAGGCCGATCGTGTTGGCGGTGATGATTCCGGCACTGGCAACGGTGCGGCTATAGCCGGCATTGGCGCCGGTCGCGCCCATAATCGTCCCTTCGTTGTAGTTGGTGCTGACCGCCCCCGTGCAAATGATCTGGCCCTGGTTCGATCCCGAGGCCGCGGTCACCGTGGTCTGGCCGACCCCTGTCCCGGCGCCGAGCGCGTTCTGGCCGGCGACCCGGTTGTAGCCGCACATCGCGTCGCCAAAGATATGTGTGCAGGCCGCGCCATAGAGCCGCCGCGGCATCTGCTGGATCGCCAGCAAATTCATCAGCGACTTGACCTTGATCGCGATCTTCGACCGTCCGACATCGCAATAGGCGACCCGACCGTAGAACCACAACAGACATCCCAAGCCGGTGTCGAGCCCGCCGGTGCCGGACGCCTGCGGCGGCGCAAACAGCCGGTCGAGCTCGACCGTCGCACCATCGAAGAGGCCGATCCGCACCGCCTCGGCGATGGGGAAGGTGCCGATCACATCGCCCGCACCAGCCATGACATCGATGTCGAGCTCGGCCGCCTGCACCCCGATCTTGGTGGTGACCTTGGAGCGGCCAAAGCGGGGCCCGAGCGCGAAGGTCTGGCTCGAGCCGTAATTGATGCTGCCGAGCGGAAACCCGGCGCCAGGGATCGTCAGCGCCGTATTGCCGCCCGACCAGCGCACGACCTCGCCCGAAGCTAGCGCGAAGGTGTAGAGATCGACCTGCACGACCTCGAGATTCGCGGCGTTATTCAGATAGGTCGACAACGCGGCCGAACACGGTCTCATAGCAACACCGACTCCAGTTTGATCTGCTTCAGCGACCACAGCTGGTACATGAAGTTCTCGAACTCGGCGGTGTCGTCGGCAAATCGCACCAGAAAGTAATAGGTGAAGTCGCCGGTGATGGTCACCCCAGAGGGCGGCGGGGCGGTGAACGTGACGATTCCGGTCGCGGCGTTGATGCTGTAGTTCGACGACGATTGCAGGATGCCGTTGAAATAGACCGCGCTGACATTGTGCGGCGCGACGATCGGCTCGAAGAAACCGCCAAAGGTGCGATACAGCTGGAACGTCGTATTCGAGCCGTCGCCGGTGCCGAAATACTGTGCGGTGACGCTGTCGTCGGTCGGATCGTCGAACAGAAATGTGCCAAGCGCCCCCCGCTGCTGCAGGAAAAAGCCGGCCAGCGTGCGCAGCTCGTCAAAGCCGCCGCCGAGACCGCTCCCGCCGCGCGTATCGTGCTCGTCGCGCAGGATCTGGTAGGTCAGCGTGAAGGTCCAGATCGGGTAGAGCTGATCGACGATGCGTAATTCCCGTCCGGAGATCGCCTTCTGAACGCGGGTCGCAAAGCGCGGCGCCTTTGCGACCGACCAGCCAAGGCCGGGAAGCGAGGGAAAGATCGCGGTCACGGAACCTCGTCAAATCGTGCGTGGGGTCAGTGCGTTCGAGCGCATCATGTTGCGCAGCACCCCGGGGTTGCGGGCCATCAGCCCGGTGAACCAGCGTTCAACCGCCGGGCCGTCGGAGGGTCCGTGAAAATGCAGGTGCATGTCGCCACCAGACCCGCCTTGCGCGATCATGCTCTGGAGTCCTTCGCTGAGCGGCGCCGGTAGTACCATTTCACGCGAGTGCAACAGTGCCGGAGTTGCACCGGCAAAATTGGGCAAGGCCCAGCCGCGAGCGGCCGAAGGTACGATGCCGCCCGCAGCGAAGCCGAGGAGACCGCCGACCCAGGAAAAGAGGCCACCACCGGCGACGCTGCCAGCCGCCGATATGCTGCCGCCGGCGACGCTGCCTGCCGCGGATGTGGCAGCGCCGGCACTCGACGCGACTGCGGTCTCCGCCGTATTGCCGAGGATGCCCGCCAAGAGCGAGGAGTGCAGGATCAGCTCGGCCACCTGCCGGCTCAGATAGCTTCCCAGACCCTCTCCCTCCCGGCCGCCCAGCGCACCCGCGGCAGCCATGGACAGGGTCGAGCCGGCGAGGCTGACGCCCTGGCCGACTATCGACTGGTAAAGCTGCCGCCCGATGTTTTGCGTCGTGCCCTTATGCAGCAAGAGGTCGGTGACAGCGGTTTCGAAGCTGGTGCCGATCCCGTCAAATGCTTTCTTGAAGGGCTGGGCGATCTTCTCGGCAAGTCTCTGCGCGGCCTGGGCGATGCGCATCTGGTCTTGTGCGAGCTGCGCCGAGTAGCGTGCGCTCAAGTCAACGAGCTGGGCGTAGCTCGCCGATTTTTCGGTGACGGTGGCGGCGTCGGTGGCCAGGGCAGCTTCGAGCCGGGCGCGTTCCTCGGCGCTGCGCTGCGCCGTGTACTCGATATCGAAGCCGAGCGCCTGGCCCAGCGAGATCGCGTGCTGGGCGACCATTTGCTGCATGTCCGCCTTGAACGCGGCGACGGTTGCGGCGCTATTCTGCTGGAGCGCTGCGCTGGCATTGGCGAAGGCGCTCTTGAGCTGCGTCACCGGCACGGTCGCGCCGGTAACCGCCTGCTTCAGCGCGTTGAGCGCCGACAATGCGTCACCGATATCGGCGCTGAATTTTATCTGCACTTCGTCGGCCAATGGTCACCTCAGACGAAAACGGGGCGCCAGGCGCCCCGAGGATCCCTGCCGCAGCGGAGGGTCGTAAATGCGTGCCGCGGCTATCGCAGTTCTATCGACGAAAACTGTGTCCGCTTTGCTACCGCCTTGGGGTCCTGGCCCCCCCGCCACTGGAGGAGGTTGGTGTAGGCGAGGGCGACGCCGCCGCAATACGGCACGCCGGCGGCATGCGACACGGCCCGGTGCAGCCCATTGAGGCCGCCCGAAAGATCCTCCTGTTGATGGATGACCCGGGGCTTCACCGAGTTCTCGAAAAACCGATAGAGATCGATCTTGGTGATCCCGGGACAACGCCGGCCGAGCAGACGCCACACGATGTCGTAGAGCCGGCTCTGGTCGTAGATCTGCTCGGTCCGATACGCCAGCAGATTGACCAACAGGTTCGATTCGACGCTCTGCACTGTGTCGTCCGGCCGCAGATGCAGCAGGATGACAAAGGCATCGAGCTCCCCCGGGAGCTTGGCGTAGACCGTGACCAGCCCGCCGCCGACCGGCCGGCCGTTAACGTCGACCTGATGACGGCCTGCCATCGCGTTGGCGAGAAAATTCTCGTCGAGCGTCATCGTCGTGCGCAGCCAGCGGACGCACTCCTCGGCTGTGACACCGAGGCACCCCGGCCCGTCAGCCGGCTGAACGGCAACCGCAGGGGCCGACAGGGTGCAGGCCGCCAGCCCGAGGAGGAGACAACAGAGCCGGAGCCAGCGCATCGCCGTCCCTCCGCGCCGATTTTCTGCGCCGAGGTTACGCGCCTCGTCCGCCGTCTCACAATGGCGTTAGCCGATTGCCGGGCGCTGGTCACGGCGCGCGATGGCGATCGCCCGGGCCCGGTTGCGGGCGCGCAGGGCGTAGAGGTCGAGCGGCGGCGGCATGCCGAGATCGCCGCCCCGCGCGACAGAGAGCCCGGGCGGCGCAGCGGCGGCGATCTCCGCGATCGGCGTCGCGCCGGCCGGCGCCGGACGGGGCATCCAGCCGAACATGCGCGCGATCGTCTGCAGCATCAGATGGGTCGGCGGACACTCTTCCCAATACCCGAAGATCTCCCCGGCCTCGGCGAGCGTCATGTCGTCGATGATGCGGTAGGAATAGCAGCAGCCGGTGGCGAGGGCACCGTAAACGGCGCCGAGCTGTCCTCGGAGGGTTTCTCCGGGCTCGCCACCGGCTGGGCTTCCCCCGATTGTGTCAGCCCGGCGATACGCAGAACAGCTGCTACCGTCGCGTTGAGTTCCTCGATCGTCGCTTCGAGATCGAGCACCGCGTCGGCGGTGAGGTCGGGATGTGCCGGCGCGAGCCCAGCCGTTACCACCTTGGCAGCAGCGTCGATCAGCGCGCCGCCCGATTTGCCCGTCATGTCGTCGAGCGCATCAAGCAACACCCGCAGCTGGCCGAGCCTCAAGGGGCGGATCTCGAAGCGCCGTCCGCCCAGAATCATGGTCTCGGTCATCGGGCCTACTCGTTGACGCTCAGCGTGCCGATCGTGCCGGTTGCATCGGCGAAGGCGCTGAAGTCGAATTCCTGGATCTCGTAATCGTCGATCTTGGTCGGCAGCGACAATTTCGTCGCGGTACAGGCATTGAGCACCATCGCGAGCCCTGCCGAGACGCCGCCGGTGCTTTTGGTCGTGTAGAAGGTCGCCTTGAAGGTCGGCGTCGTGCCCATGAGCTGGTTGGTCAGCACCAGCTTCTTGCCTGAGGTGCTGACAGTGTAGAGGTAGCTGACGAGGAGGGGCGCGCTCGCATCGGCGGCGGCGAAGGTGTAGATGCCGGTCGCGAGGTTGACCGAGTATTGCCCGGCCGATGAGGGGGTGGTGACGCGCGTGAAGCGGCTCCCGGCATTGCTGCCGGTGGCGTAAAATACGCCGAGATCGTCGACATAGCTGGCGGCGTTGGCGACCGTTACCGTATAGGGCGTCGTCGCCGGGACCGTCGCCGCCTCGTTTTCCGAGACGGTCAGCTGGCCCGCCGCCGCGGTCTGCCCGAAGAACAGATCGCCGTAGATCGCGCCGAAGATGCGGGCGAATTTGGCCTTGCCGGTGATCTTGCCCTGGCCGCGCGCGATATCGACCGGGAATTGGAACTGGCCCCATAATTCCTTGGTCTGCCAGTCCCAATCGATCTGCACGTCCTGCAATATGCCGAACTGGTCCGGGCCGATGCCCGAGCCGGTCACATCGGTGCGGTTGCCCCACAGCGCCCCGGCGCCGAACGCGAGCTGCATTTCAGAGCACTCCTCCAGAGAGATTCGCCAGGCGCCGCTTCAGGTCTTCCTTGGCGGCAAAGGCGTGGTTCCAGGCCAGCGTCACCTGGGCCACCGGCGAACCGGGAAAATGATCGGCCCACCAGCGCTCGACGATGTCCGCGAGCGATCCCGGCGCGGCCGTACCGTTCGGTGGCGGCCCTGCAACGCCAGGGCCGGCAGCTTCTTCCATGATTAGCTCCTGCTAAAGGCAGAGAATTTCGATCGGGATGATCGCGATCGCCTGATCGCGGAGCACCCCTTCATCGGTTTCGATTTTTCCGGCGATGTAAGCGTGCTGAACCATTGCCGGCAGACCGAGATCTTGCAGCCCGGTAACCGGCGATGGCGCGAGCGCTGCCTCTACGCCATCGACCAGCGGATTGAGCACTGTCGCCGGCGCCGCGTAGGGGTCACTTGCGTGACCATAGACATAGAGCTCGACGGCCAGCGTCCACACCGTCGGCGCGCCGAGCGTCGCTACCGCCGCGTGTTCCGACTTCTGAAGCATGAACAGCGCCGGCTGCTCGGCCGGGGTCAGTTCGCTCCAATGGCGCCATCGCCGCTCCGCCGTAACGAAATTGGCCGCGCCGGCGACAAGCGCGAACAACGCGGCGTAGATCGGCTCACGCTTGATCATGGGGCGAACGCCCGACGGACGACCATTTCCAGGCCCGCGCGGATTTCGCGACCCATCGCGACGAACGCAGCATCGAACGCGGGCAGCGCCGAGCGGGCATCGGTTGCGGGCCGGAACCTGTCGGGTCGCGCGCGCCACGGCCTAACCGATGCGCGGCCGGTTCTGGAATTGGCGGCACGCCGCGGTCGCCCCGCGGGGCCCGAACGCATCCCGATTGTCACCGTCACGCCATCAGCCGTGCTTGCGACCTCGAGCGATACGTCTGCGGCGCCCTCCAGGCGTCCGGACCGCTCGCGCAACGCTCGGCCAAGCTCTTCGGCTTTGCTGACGAGGGCTGCGCGCAACCTATCTGGGAGCGCAGCAAAACGAGCAAGCAGCGCCGCATCGCCGACCATTTTCGGCGCGATCATAAGGCGGCCGCCATCAGCGCGGGATCGGTCGCCGTGGTGGCGAGTTGGCGGGCAGCGCCCGACACCGGCGCCATGGCACGGTATTGCGAAAGCAGCAGCTTCACGTTGTCGCTCATATCCTGTGGAGAAAAGCTGACGGTCTCGCCCCCGCCCACGGCACGCGACACCTCGCCGATACGGGTGCGCTCGCGATAGCGCTGGCACACCAGCTCGATGCAGGCCTGCGCGATGTCGGGTGGTGTCGCCGGATAGCCGGCGGTATAGGCGACGATCACGTTCTGCGCGCGCCGGGTGAAGACGTAGCCGCGCAAGGCCAGCTCGGTCGGACTGAAGACGTACCCCGCGCCATAACCGCCATCGCTTGGCGCTGGCGGTATTTCCAAGCCGTCGATCGCCAGTGACAGCACCGCGGTGACCGGAAAATTGGCGAAAGCAAGGCGTTGTCCGCCGGCGCCGTCGCGAACTTCCTGCCAATCGCCGGATGCAATCTGGCGATTGAGCCAGCTCTGGATGAAGTGGCTCGCCGCGGTGATCAGCCGCGTCAATAGCGCGTCGTCAGTAGCCGGAAACGCGGTCTGTCCGGTCTGCAACCAAGCCTTGACATCGGCAAGAACCGTCAGGTCGCCAAACGCCATTTGAGCTGCTCCTGCAAAAAATTCACCACAAAGGCGGAGGGACGATGAGGCACGGAAAAATCACCCACACCGTCTCACCGCCTGCGGAGCGAATTGGACCGATCAGCCATTCCCGATATTGGTGATGACGCCCATCGCAAACGGGGCGTAGACAGCCAGAACCTCTTCGGCGTAGACGCCGACCTGGCGCTGGCGGGTCACCACCGGCCAGTCGATCTGGTAATAGTCCTGCCGAGCCTTGACCTCGGCGACGTTCGGCACTTCGTTAGACTGGTACTGGATCGGCAGGTTCTCCGCCCAGCCGATGATCGTGCCAGGCGGCACGCGCGGATGAATGCGGACCGGAATGCGCAGCCCGCCGTTCAGCGCGAACGGATTGAAGTAGAACGACACCGCCCCCGCCGCTGCGAGATCGTAGGCGTTGCCGTCGCCGCTGACCTCGTAGCGCAGCAGCGGCCCCGAGGCGTTGGACAGCACCTTGCTGGTGATGTTCTTCAGCTCCTGCACATTGACGTAGAGCACGGTCGGCGACACCTGGTAGAGGTTCCACATCTGCTGGAACATCGTGTCGATCTCGACGACGGAGCCGCGGCCGGAGGCGGTCAGTGGCGTGCCTGTGCCGGCGGTGCCGGTCGCCATGATGTTGATATAGGCGTTTGAACCGGATTGCAGCGCGGTCGTAAGGAGCCCGTTATAGGCGTAGCTCGGATTGGCCGAATTGTCGGCGGTGATTGCCGTTGCCGCCTGCTGGCCGCTGGCCAGCGGCGCCGCGAAACTGGCGCTGTTGATCGTGGTGATCGCCTGCAGCGTCTCTGCGCCGGCGGTGCCGACATACCAGGCATAGGCGACCGCGCCCTGCGTCGCGGCAACGCTGGCGAACAGCGTTTGCCCCAATGTCACCGCCTGGGTCGCATTAGCGCTCTTGTTGGACGAGCCGCCCGACAACACAAAGTCTTGCCGTCGGCGCCGTTGATGGTTTTGGTCGTGGCGATCCCTGCGGCTAGACTCGAGTTCTGGTAACCTTCCAGGGTCAGAGCGACGACAATCACCGAATAGGTCGCGGCCGGCAGAGTTGCGCCTGAACCCGAGGCCGACAAAACCGGTGTTGCCGGGATGCCCAGTTGCAGGGTGGCGTTGCCGCCGAGGATCGCCATCTCCTCCTTCAGCATCAGTTTCTGCAACAGGCGGAAGGTCATCCGCGCCTGAATGTCTTCGAAATGGCGGCCGGCGCTGATCGCCTCGTAGGTCGCCGCGTCCTCCTCGCCGATCGTCACATAAGCCGCCGATTTGGACGCAGTCGAATACGACATTTGGCCCGAGCGCTGCCCTTCCGGGACCCAGCCCATCGAGTCGAAGCCGGAGCCGGTCAACGCGGTCACCTGGCGCCAGTTGGTCGCCGTACCCGTGCCGCCGCCAACCCGCGGCAGCGAATTGCGGATCGGGGTCACGACGGGATAGAGGTTTTTCGCCGGCGCCTGCAGGTCGAAGGCGACGAGGCCGGTGCCGGTAGAAATCGTTTTGGTGATCTGGTCGTCAGGCGTGCGCAGCGCGCCCTTCACCAGATCGAGGGTGTCCTGGATCGGGTTCATTGGTGTGTCCTTCCGCGAGTTGGAAACAAAAAACCCGCCACGGCGGCGGGTCGGGATTGGAGCCAATCCTGAAAGGTGAAGAGTGACGACCTACCCCGTGGCGGGTTCGTCTGGAATATCCGCGTTATTCACCTTCTCAATGAAGGCGTCTGCGGCTATTGCCTCCAAAAGGTTCAGGTCGTCGCGCGGCAGTTGGCGAATTCCGGCGTGCCCAGGATTCCTATCCCCGTCCGGTTCATGTGTGACGCGCACCCGAGCGCCAGCTGCTTGAGAGATATCTTTGATTGTTGCGACACTGGCGATCCCGAACGCGCTCTTTGCTCCGAGCGGCCTTTCGAAAGAGGCCCGCATCCCCCAGATGGACAAGGTCATCTGCCTGTCTCGATCACCATCATGGTATTCCATCCAATTTACGGAGAGGTACTCCTCCTCAGGCCGCAATTGGAATGCTTGCGGGAGGAACCCGATGACATTGTCATCCTCGTCTCTTCGGAGACGAGCCCATGGCACATGCCGTATAGCGTGATCGTCATCCGGGACGTTCTTGCCCCTGCCACCCTTCATCGCACGAACCAGTGCTCCGGATGGTGCGGTGCTAGGCCCTCACCTAACCGGGAAACGGGGGTGTCTGCTGCAAACCGATCCGGTTCATCCTCGATGTATCGCACAAGAACCCATCTGACGCGATCATTCGGAAAAAACTCGATCGTCAGGCGGTCGCGATCGGTGGTCCAGGCGGCTACTAATTGACCATTATGCGATAGACCAAGGCCCGGACGCCGGTTGGGTCGAAGCGCCAACATCGCCTTCAGGAACGTACTAAAAGACCCCTGTCGGATCGGCTCGTCATCCGCCTGCCATTCATCGGCATCGTGGAGGGAATCCAATTGCTGGAATATCTTATCGCGCCACTCGCGATCAAGGTGCATGGCAACTTGCGCCGTCAACATTTTGGCGGCAGCAATGGCATCGAAAAGCCGTTCTGCCAGATCCTTTTCCGCGTCCACAGCTTCGAGGGAACCGGGCGTCGGCCTCTTTCGAAGCGCGTCGGCATATCGGGTGATTATTCGATGCGTATTATCGCTCACCACATGTTCCAGGCCCGTATCCCGCCCGAGAAAGGACGTTGCTGCCCGAGGCTGGCTCGGTCTCGCGATCTCGATCATCTCAAAAACAGCTCTCTGGCTCGGTCCGTGATGCAGGCTTCGAAAACCATGTTCTTCATATCACGAAATTTCACCAACAATTCAAACAGGTCTTCGTCTCGCTGCGGCACATCTTGCGTTCTACTTATATCGATGTCAACTAGGAACGATGCATGGTTTAATAACGGCGAAGGCACAATCGCCGTATTAATGATTAGTTGCGAGTTAATATCTCTCATGTTCAAGACCGCTTGTGCGGCATAACTTGTGGTAGGTCCCAGCACTTCGGGCAATTGGATATAGATGTTCAGGTATTCTTCTTGCTCGACATAATCTTTGGTGATTGGCAAATCAATCCGGTTTATGTACCGGACCCCCAATCGATTGATTCTCAGAAACGAGATTTCGCGCTTCCATAGCTTCCAGTCCCGAACGAAGCGTGTGAAAAATGAGGTCCATCCAGGGTACGGCGCCAGCTGAGAGACGATCAATGTGTCGGGCATGAAAAGGACGATCTCGGTCGCATCGTCTGACGCGCGCCTATGCCCAACCGTTTCCTGCACATTGGTAACCGGGGACCTACCGCCCGGTGGATTCACGACATGCACGCCAAGAGTCTTGACCTCCTGCTCGCCCGGGTAACGGGCTTTAAATCGCCTGCTTACCTTTCGCAAATCGTCCGCAGGCACTGGTGCGGCAAATTGGACCGCAATCACAGCCTCTGTGATCGGTGGCCGCTTATAGGGTTGCGATGCGACCTTGCCAGTCATGCGCGTATTCTCGGTGCGGGTCGGAGTGGCCAATTATCCAAATTGGCGACAAACCGCGATCTTGCCAATAGCAACGACTAACTGCTTCGGCTTTGCGACCCGATGGGCCGGCCAACCGGTCGGATTGGATTGGCGTGCGCCGCCTTGATCAAGGTCAGGGTGCGCTCCTCATCGCTCATTCGCGCGAGCGCGGCGATGACGTCTTCAGCGGGCGGGATCGTGCCGCCAGCGTCTTCGCGCTTCGAGATTCCGGCGAAGCCGCGGGCGATAGTCTGCGGCGGCAGTGGGGTCGAGGCGATCTCTTCGATCCGCTTCTGCAGTGCATCGAGGCGCGGTACGATCTCGCCGGCGAGCTTGGCAAAACCACTGGCGAGGGGCGCAAAATTCGGCTGGCGCGCTTTGCGCAGATTGTCGGCGATGGCCGACGCGGCCAGGTCGGCCTGAGCCGCTCCGCCGCTGCCATCGACCAGCTCGGCGGTTTCCTCGGCGGCCAGCGATTGGATGAAATCGCACAATTCGGCAATGATCCCTTGCAGCTGATGCGCCAAAGGCGAGCCGTCCGCCTCCATCGCCGCCTCGATCGCGATGCAGTCGTGGAGCCAGTCGAGCTCGATGATGAGCTGCGCCAGCCGCCCGACCTCGGCAAGGCTCTTGCGTGCCGTCGCCGCCGTGCGGCCCTGCTCGGATGCGACCGCCGGCGGCCCGTCGCGGTCGATCTTCGCCCGCCAGGCGGCGATGATCCGCGCCTTGATGCGCTCGAGCTGGCCCGCCGTGTAGCGGCGCGCGTTGTCGGGCAAGTGGATAAAGGCCCAGGCGGCGCGGATATGGCGCTCGGTGTCGATCGGATAGCGCTGCCTAGCGTCCGGGCGATAGCCGGGATCAGCATAGTCAACCTTGCCATGGGGGTCGTCACCGCCGCTCTCGGCCGCGTTCTCATTATCCTCGCCAGTCGCCGCGGCGGTGGCGTGCTCATGCTGTTCGAGGCAGCGCACCGCCTCCGCCTTCGCAAGATGGCGGTGACCGGCAACCCCGCAATCCCAGATCTGCACGGGTGCGCCGGTCGTCGCCGCAATAGTGGCCATGCTGCCTCCTCTTGCCAGGCCGCTGGACAGTTTCCAGCAATCGAATACCGCCTCGGGGTTGGCCGGGCGGTCGACCACCGAGATTTCGGTCAGGCGAAGAGCGGTGATCAGCCGCCGATCGGTGGGATCCCGGGCGGTCACCCGGCCGCCGATCGAGAACCCCTTGTAGACACCTTCGATGACCTTCTGCCAGGCATCGCCATCGACAATCTTGGCGCCGAGATAGAGACCCTTGTCGTCGACCGCGGCTTCCTTGGCGACGCCAACTGCCGAGGACTGATGCATCTCGCGGATATTGGCAAAGCGCATGTAGTCGTCGAGCGCCTCAGCCAGCGCCTCCCGAGTGACGGTCTCGCCCTGATCGTCTTCGGCCTCGGTTGAAGCATAGCGCCGCCCTGGCTCACCGTGATCGTCGTGTGCGCAGAGTTGATCGGGGTCGTCGTTGCGGTCGTCTGCTCGGGCCAGAACTGGTTGAAGTAGAAGGTCGAGCCGCCGGCGAAGGCATTGGTGACGATCTTCGAGACGGCGATGCCGTCGGGGCATTTCCTGGAAAAGATCGTCGCGATCGTCGCGTTGGCCTTGAATGCGGTCGACAGCGCCGCGGCGATCTGCGCGTTGGTCTCGCCGGTCGAGGGCACCGTCGTTATGTTGGTCGAGTGCCCGGCGCCATCGTTGTAGGCAAAGCCGACCGCGACATCGCCGGTGGTCGGCACACCGCTGCCCTCGGTGAAGTGCTGCAGCTGCATCGCCTGCCGCCGCAGAGCGATGTTGACGGTCATGATGATCTGCTCGACCGGGCCAAAGCCGTAGGCCTTGTGCGGGCGCGGGTTGCGCGGCAGGTAGAGTAGCTCGTCGCTTGTCAAGAGCTTCCACGGCCGGCCGTGGATCACCTGCTCGAAAGCCGGTGCGGGTGGCTTGGGGCGGCGCCCGGTCTCGTCGAACAGCACTTTGATCGTGGCACCGTCGACGACATCGAGACCGATGATCTCGCCGCTGCGGTTGCGGCGCGGCTCAAGTGCCGGAGCATCGAGCACCAATACATCTTCGAGAAGCTCGCGCAACCACGTCGCGAACGGCCGCGCGCCGTCCGGTTGGCGCCAGAAATCGGCGAGTTTCGCGCTGCGTGTCGCCGCGTCCGTGGTCGGCAGCCTTGTCGTGCGCGGCTTGATCGTCCAGTCGAGCTTCTCGATCTGGTCCTTGCGGGTCTCGATCGCCAGGCGGGTGATGTCATGCGCGTCCGCCAGAGCACGCAACTCGTCGAACGAGATCGGCTCGTAGGAGCGCGGCGTGTAGATCGTGTTGACGCCGACCGGAAAATCCCACAGACGCACCCGCTCGGGCTCGGGCGGCGCCAGCGGATAGCCGGGCGAGAAGATCCCTTGGCCGGGCTGAAACACGGTGACGAACTGCGCCTCCAACCCCTGCTGGCCCCAGGTGTAGGAGGCAGTCAATGGCTTGCGTGTACCGCTTTGGGGAGGCATCAGAAGCTGCTCCAGGCTGATCGCTTCCAGGTATTGGGCGCGGTGCAGGCGTAGAGGTAATTCGAGTCGAATTGCAGCGCCCCGGTCTGGCAGGCGGCCGAACTGGATGCCGGCGTGCCGATCAGCATCGTCATGCCGTCGGCATTAGCGGTCAGCGGCGTCGCGTAGATGATGCGGAAGTTGCTGCCGTCAAATTGCAGGATGACGAGCTCGTACCCGGCAGTATTGGGCGAGAGCGCCAGCGAGGTTTTCGCCCCGAGCGTGCCGGGCGCCAGGATCTTTTCGTCGGCGCCGCCATTGACCGCGACGCTTGCCGTCTTACCGTTGTCGGTGGCGACGGCGATCGTCCAACCGGGCGCGAGCGTGCCGATTACCGGCAGAGTCACCGCAAGACCGGCGCCCGGCGCATTGAAGCTCGACAGCGCGTTCCCGCCATCCGCCGCGGTCGCCGTGTAGGTGTTGACCGATGGGAATGACCATCGCGTCGTCGCGCCGGCGCTGCCGGGCATGGCGAGGGTCTGCGCGCTCGCCGGCGTCACCTGCGCGACGCGAAAATTCGACCCGTCGAATTGCAGGACCGCAAATTCGTAATTCCCGGCAGCGAGAGACAGCGATGTCGCATTGGGGCTGCCGCCGGGGTAGAGGATATGGCCACCACTGGTCGCGTTGACCTGGACGGCAGCGAGCTTGCCGTTGTCGTTGGCGATCGCGATCATCCACCCGGTGTTGATCGCGGTCGTCGGCGGCAGCGTCACCGTCAGATAGCCGAGCGGCGAGTTGTAGGCAGAGATGGCGTTGCCGCCGTCGGCAACGGTTGCGGCATAAGCAGCGCTTCCTGATGGGAAGCTCCACCGGCTGATGCCGCCGATGCCGGCAACGCCGAGCTGGGTTGCCGTTGCCGGGCTTAACTGCTCGACCCGGAAATTGCCCGACCCGTCATATTGCAGTGTTAAGAACTCGTAGTTGTTTGCCGCCAGGCTCAGCGAGGTCACGCCCGCGCCGCTGTTCGGGTAGAGCAGATGGCCACCGCTGGTGCCATTGACCTGAACGGTCAGTTGCTTGCCGTTATCCGCGGTGAAACTCATCGCCCAGCCCGACGGCAGCACCGTCGTCGACGGTAACGTCACCGTCAGCCCGGTGCTGGTGTTGAAGGAGGACAGCACGTTGCCGTTGTCTGCGAGGGTCGCAGCGTAGCCCGAGCTCGACGGGAACAGCCAGTTGCCGGGAAAATCGCGGTTGATCGAGACGCCATTCGCCGTCTGGGTGTTGCGGGTCAAGTCGAGCGCGCGAAAATTGCTGCCGTCGAATTGCAGCTGGACGTACTCGTAATTGCCAGCGCCGAGCGTCAAACTCGAAAACGTCTTGCCGCCAGCCAGGATCAACGCGCCGCCGGTGGTGGTGAGCGTCAGGCCTTTGCCGTTGTCGGTGACAAAGCCCATCGACCAGCCGACCTCAAGGCCGCTCGGCGAGGGCAGGGTGACAGCGAGCGAGGCGCCGGGCGCGTTGTAGGAGGAAATGACCGTCTTGTCGTCGATGCCGGAGGCCGTATAGCTCGCGGCCACGGGAAACTGCCAGGGAACGCGGTTGCCGGTCCCGACGATCTGGATCCCGGTCGATTGCGGACCGCGGTTTACGACGTTGCCGCCGAAATTCGGGTTGATCAGCACATTACGCGTCGAGGCCGTCGCGCTGACCGCCGTGACGCAGTTGAAATAGGGTGAGATGAAGGTGTTCTGCCCGTCGTGGTTGAAGGTAATCGACAGACAGGTCGGCGAGACTTCGAGATCGAGCCCAAAAAAGATGTTCGAGAAATTGTAGCCATTTTCAAGGACAAGGCCGCGGCCGCCGGTGCCTTGTGCCGTGCCGGCGCCGCTGATCCGCGAAAACTGCGTCTGCTCGAGGGCGATGCCGGCCGCGCCGCCGCCCGAGACGCAGACCGCCCAGAGATCGCTGTCGAGGACATAGTTGAACTGGCACCCGCCGGCGCCGGCCGCGGTCGATGCGTTGTTGACGCTCAGGTGATCGATCTTGGCCGAATTGTGCGCGTCCGAGAAGTCGCTCTTGCCCATGACGAAAGGGTAGGAAGCGGCATTGCCGAGGATCGAGAGCGTGCCCTCCTCGCGGAAATAAAAGCATCCGGTCGGGCTTCCTGTCGTGCCGCCCGAGCACAGCACCTGCAGCACCGGCCCCGCGCCGATCGTGCGGCCGTCAATCGTCGCGCCCTCGGAGATCAGCCGAAAGCCATGCGAGGCTTGGCCGGCGTAATCGATCGTCAGGGGCGAGGTAACCTTGTACGTTCCGGCCGGAATGTGCACAGGCCAGTTGTTGGTGACGGCGGTGCTGATCGTGGTGTTGATCGCGCTGGTGTCGTCATGGTTACCGTCGCCGACGGCGCCCCCGGCCATGCTTGGGCACTTCACGTCGATCCAGGGGTGCCCCGAGCAGCCGAGTACATCGCCGTTCAACGTTGCTGTACCGGTCGTCGACAGGGTCGAGAAGTTGCCCGGCGACTGCGCCAGCGCGCTGCAGGCGACCAGAACGCCCGCGATCAGCGCCGCCGCCGTAAGCGCTCGATCGATCCAGGTTGTCGGCAGCATCGGGGTCACCAGCGGCGCGCCGCGAAGGCCTGGCCGGTCGTGGCGCCATAGAGGCTGACCGCTCCGGCGGGCTTGTAGCCGGAGGGGGTCGCGAAAACGCCGCCGTTCGCCGCGAGCTGGATGCTGGCACCGCCTGCCGAGGCGGCCCCGACATCCGAGATCCACAGCGCAGCCGAGGAATTGTTCTGCACCACAAACCCGTTCACCGGCACAATCCCGCCGAACAGCGTTTGCGCGCTGCCTCCGGTGGCGACCGTACCGCTGCCGTCGCTTGCAACCACGCCGGCCGAATTGATCACCGGCAGCGGGTTTTGCGGACCGACCGCGGTCGATACGCCCTGCGCATTGGTCGCGGCCGGCGCGTGCACCGGCACGAGGTTGCCGTTAGCGTCGACCTCAGTCGACAGCGACTGCACGGCGGTGTTGGCGTCTTTGACGAGCAGCGTCATGGAGCTTTATTCTCCTTTGCGGCAAGCTGCCGATAAGTCTCGAAAATTCCATCCCCGGCGCGGGGCTCGACCAAAAGCTCGGTGAAGGCCCAGACCAGCGCATCAACCCGGTCCGGCGAGTAACCGGATGTTGTTCGATCGAAATCGCTGGTGAAGGAGCACATCTGGTCCTCAAGCTGCGGGAAGGCGCCGAGGTGGTGAATGCGGCCCTGCTCATAGAGTGCGGCGACCGGCTCGGCCCGCGCGACCTTGCCGCGCGCCGCCCTGACCGCGCTGAACGGCACGTTCGGGTCGACCATCCGCAGCGTCGCCTCGACCATGTCGCCGCCATTATTGATTTCGGCGACGATACGGTCGGCCTGGTGCGCGGCGTATGCCGAAATCGCGATGCGAGCCCACTCCGCCGGCGCGTAACGGCCCGACGCGTCGGCCAGCACATAGCCGTGCCCGTGCGCGTCCCGCCCGGCGGCGATGATCCCGGTTTCGTCGGCATCCTCACTCGTCGAGACTGCGGGGTCGATCGCGACGACGACCCGGACCAGTTCGGGTAGGGCGCTCGTCCGCGTTGCTTCGATGATCCCGCGTTGCCACAACCCGCCGGGCATGTCGTCGAGCAGTTCGGCGTCGAGCTCCTGCCGCCCGAGCCGGGTCCCCTGATAGCGTCGCACGATCTGGTCGAGAAAGGCGGGCGCCAGGTTGGCGCGGTTTTCCATGGTCGAGCCGCGGGTCACCGCGACCTTCGGGTCAGCGAGCAGCGCGCGAATCAGCTTTATCGGTCGCGGCGTCGTGGTCACGATCGCCCGCGGGTCGACGCCGAGGCGCAGCCCGAACACAACATGTCCCAGGCCGCCGGATAGCGCCACGCCCCAAGCTCGTCGCACCAGGCGAAATCATGCTGCGGACCGCGCAAGCGGTCCGGCTCGTCGGCCGAGTAGATCGTCGCAATCGCGCCGTTGGGCCAGGTCAGGCGGTGCTTCGATGGTTCGTAAATCGGCCGTTGGCTCGCCAGCCCGATATTCAAAAGGCCGCTTTCGCCTTCGACCATGACGTTGCGGGCGTCGAGCGCGGTTGGCGCCACCAGTGCGACGTGCCGGGCCAAACCGGACTCGACCTGTGCCCGAACGAATTCGGCGCCGGCGCGGGTCTTGCCGAAGCCCCGCCCGGCAAGCAACAGCCAGACCCGCCAGTTCCCGGGCGGCGGTGTCTGCGCGGGCCGCGGCCGCCAGGATAATTCGTGTTCTAGGTCGCGAGCGTCCTCATTGCTCAACTCCCGGATCGCCGAGTCCCTCAGCCTCTTCGGCAACGAGGCGATCCACCTCGCGAATGAGAAATTCGCGCGGGTCCTCGTTCTCGTCCAGCTGTTCTTCGTCATGCGATCCGGTCTTGAGCGGCAGCAGGCCGAGGTGGCGGGCGAGCGCGTCGAGCACCGGCCTCTTGTCGTGCAGCTTGATACGGTACACGATGCCTTTGCCGGCCGAGGCGACGATCTCCGCGATCGCCGGCGCATCGTCTTCCGACAGTCCGGTTGACGGCCTGGCCAGCATCTTGCCGCCGTCGTCCCAGTCGACGATGCGGCGCATATCGGAAAAGGCGATACGGGCGTATTCCTGGAGCACCCGCTCCGGCGTAATGCCGAGACGCGCGGCGCGCGCCTCGACGTCCTCGCGGGCGGTCGCATCGGCGGACCGACGCCGAGACCCTCTCGCCATTCGCTCAACCCTATTTTTGCAGTGTGCGCGTCTTATATCACATCGATCCGGATTTGTCAACATAAAAATGCGATTGAGGCAATCTATGCGTGATACCGAAATGCGCTTCGAGGGCGCCGAGCGCAGCAATCAGGATGCCCGAGGCGGCCTCTTGGCTGACCCGCCGCCCGCTCCAGCCCCGTTCCAGGGCCCATTCCTTGAGCGAGCGTTCCCAACCGAGGACATGCCACAGGCACGACCCCGCGGGCGAAGCAATCCCCCCGACCGCCTGGACCGCGCGCCACACCGCCGTGCGCGCCGCCTCGATGCGCAGCGCCGGACTGTTCCCCTCGGGGCGCAAGCTGCGCACACCGACGGGCAAATGCGACAGGTCGAGCGCCCGCAATGGGTCGAGCTGCGCGGAGGCGAAGCGGGCGCGAAAATCCTCACCGGCCTGTCGCATACCCGCGGTAATCGAGCCGCGCCTCTGCATGATCGCGAGCGTGTCGATCGCGCGATAAGGGCGCGAGGGATGACCGGCCGCATCGCCAATCGCGCGTTCCAGGCGCTCGATCCCACCATGCTGGCGGCGCTCCGGCGTCGGCCCGGAATCTCCCGGGCTGGCGGTCGCCGCCCGAGGGGCTCGCTGCGTCGCCATTGGATCCTCCAGAACATTTCGTGAACGTTTTGGCCGCGAAAACGAACGGGCAATGCGGTCGAGTTGACGCAACAGCTGAGGTGGCGGCTGCCGCGCCGCACGGCCCTGCCTGCCCCCGACCGCTTGCGCCAGCGCTTCGATCTCGCGGAGCTGCCGCCGCTCGGCGGCGCTGTGCCTGGGGAGACGGCATAAAACGTGGTGTTGTCGGCAGTAGGTCGAGCCCGGCTCGCGCGGCGCGTCGCAGAAATTCGCTCCGCTCGAGATTGGATCGGGGTCGTCGATAACGAATGCACAACCGCCGTCCCCCTCCTGCTCCTCCCCCGCGCGCTCACGCGTACGTGAAATTTTGCCCGACATGCGCATCGCCCCTTGTCAATGCCGCATGCTCTCATATATTATCCTTGTCGCAATGTCAAGATCACAATTACGTCGGCGGTAATTATGGATGCGATCTGGTTTCAGCAGACGATCGAGCGGGCCGGCGCCTCGCAGGCCGATCTCGCCCGCCATTTGCGCCTGGCCCCATCGGCGGTCTCACGCATGGTGAAGGGCGAGCGCCAAATGAAGCTCCTGGAGGCGGTGCAAATCGCCGCTTTCCTCGGCGTCTCTCAAGACGAGGTGCTGCGCCACGCCGGCGCCACCGCTGAGGCCGCACCGCGCGTTGGGCCGGCACGACGCGGCAGGCCGCCGCGCGCCTTCATCACTCCGGTTGTGCCGCCGCGCGCCGAGCCGATCCCGATCCGCAGCGCCGCGCGCGGCGGCGGCGATCAGCAGATGTTTCTCGAGGACGGCCCGATTGGCTACACCCCGCGCCCGGCCAATCTCGGCGGCGTCCGCGGCGCCTACGCGATCTACATGGTCGGCGACAGCATGGAGCCGCGCTACGAGCAGGGCTGGCTGCTCCACGTCAACCCGTTCAAACCGCCGACCCGCGGCCGCGACGTCGTCGTCTTCAAGACGGGCCAGACGGTGCTGATCAAGCAGTTCGTGCGCTGGGACGCCGACGCTCTGGTGCTGCGCCAGCTCAACCCTTCCGAAGAGCTGCGGGTGCCGCGCGACGAGGTCCTCGAATGCCACCTCGTCGTCGGCGTCGATCAGGAGGGATGA